CTGGTGTCAGCCGCCTTGATGCTGGGATCAGTGCAGGGAATGCCGCCATGGCTACAAGTTGGGCGGGCTGAAGGCTTCACCGTTGTACCGCAAGCCCTTGGTGTACCGCACGCCAGCTACGTCAATGTATGAACGTGTCGCCGGGTTTGATGTTTCAGGGTATATGTACTCCGCAGAAGCGCCGCCAACATACGGCATAAATGAATCCAGCTGGCCAAGGTAGCCAGATGGGATCTTGTCAGGAGTGATCTCACCAATGGTCGATGTGTCAGTTAGCGGCGTGCCGTCAAAGAAGATCGTGATCTGACCATCAAACGTGATCTCACAAGCGTAGTGATGCCATCCAGCATCGTCTGAGTCGTTGCCTGAAAGCACTGTCTTCCGCACGGCGTACACCCCATCAGAAGTCCTGTACCTGCCTTCAACCTCGATGTACGAAGGATCCTTGTCTATGTCAACGTACACGTAGCCGGTGAGCGAAAGCAGCGGCACCTGAGGTGTCGGCGCATTGAAGAATCCGCTATTGTCCTCTCCCACTGGCTCAGCTGTTATTGCGCTGATAATCTCTGCGCTCTTTGGTGAGCCGTATGTCACGGCTGGGTGTGGGCCAAAGTCAATCCAGCTTTCCAGCGTGATGCCACCCAGCCCAATACCTGGTGTCACCACTGCCCCCTGATATCCCAGTGATCGCCAGCCCAATGGGTTCACCCGCATCTTGGGCGTTCCACTACTGGGACCGCCAGTGCTCGAGTATGCAATCGATCCCTGGTTTGCCGACAGGAAGGTGCCAGTTGCCAAGTCTGTATCAGTCAGGTTGTACAGGTCTGGCGTCGGGTCACTCGACTGTGCTTGCCAGGTTGACCCATCAATCGCCGGCCTGAAAATCAGCGATTCAAACCGCACTCCATAATCCTTAGGCGCTGGCAGCTGACGTGCTGAATATCCACCTTGTGATGCGGATGCAATGCCGACCTTCCTTTTGAGGTTGACGGTCATTACTCTTCTTCCACCGGCCTGTGATAAGTCAGTCTGCCCACAAGCAGCCCAGTGAAGTCCGGTGCACTCCCGCCAGCGGCTTGCGCTGTGCCGCTCCAAGCGCCTGCGTCATATTCCCACTGCTCAGCATCTGGCGGGAACGTCGAGCTGTTCTGCGTTGGTGGGCCTGCATTGGGTTCAGTGCCACCAACTGGCCCAATCCACTGCTCGTTGGCCGTATCCCAGCTCCATTCATCAGCGCCAGCGCCACGCCACTCCCACGCATCACCGGTCCACGCCCAGCCAGCTGGTGGTGAGGGGTACTCCCAGCCGCTTGTCGCTGGGTTCCATCGCCATGATCCGAAGGTCATGGAGACTGCTGGAATCGTCAGGTTGCCTATCTCCTCAACTGTCTGCAGATCCTCCGACAGATCCGTAATGGCAAGAATCAGGTCATTGGCGCCGTTGGGGATGGCGGGCTTGTTCACTGCCGCCTGGGCCACCACCGTGTAGTACCCACTCTCTGCTGGTGGCTCGGATGGCAATGGCGACACGGGGCCAGACGGGGGGTATGCAGGCCGCGCAGCTGCATCTGCAGCAGGCAAGGTGCGCAGCCATCGCTGCTTTGCCGCTTGCCATGTCCAGCCTGTGACAGCTGCGCCTTCGTATGCCCAGCGCTGCTCGGTCTGATCCCATGACCAGTCAGCGTTTGTTCCTGTCCATTCCCACTCTTGGGTGGTGTCATCCCATGCAAAGTCTCCAAGCTCCTCGGTACCGGCCCAGCTCCAGCTGCTGTCGCTATACAGCCAGATGCCAGGTGTCAGCAGGGTGACAGCGCCTGCGTATGCCTTGATCGTGAACGACTGGGTTGCCGAGGTGTCTAACGCCTCTGTTGCCTCTGATTGGTACCCTCCACCAGACCACGACACAATCGACAGCTGCCTAGTGGTATCAGCACTGAGGCTGTCGCCATAGCCATTGATTGTCAGGATCGTAGAAGTCTCGCCTGTCGGGATGAAAGCCGAATACTCCTCAATGCCATCAGTGATCCGAAGGCTGAGGCCAACGTCACTAGGTGGTGTGTTGACGGTGACCGTGACCCTGACCGCAGCAAAGTTGGGCTGCGACAGCAAGTACCACACGTCTGGGTAGCTCACCAGTACCTGGCCGAAGCTCACCGCAGCGGTCAGGTCATCACCAGCCGACAAGCCGGAGAGATCCTCCACTTCCTGCACCCCTGGCCCCCAGCCGTCGCCCTCATCCACCACGCCATCAGGCCATGGGCTTTCGGGTTTGGGATCAGGCGTGGGGTCTGGATCGGGGAACTCAGGATCTAGCACCCACTCCTCAAGATCTGGATCCCACGTCCAGCCAGGGATATCAGGGTTGGGAATCCAATCACCCTCCTCTGGATCCCACGTCCAATCAGGCTCCTCATCTGGATCGGGATAGGGGTAGATATCAGGATCTGGCAGCTCTGGCTCCCAATCAGGCCATGGCCCTGGATCAGGATTCACCGTCTCATCATCATCAGCATTGATATCGCAGTTGACACTGGCGCGGCCGGTCGGCAGCAGCAACCCATTGCCCTGCACCCTGCTCACATCCAGCGCCACCAAGCTCCTGCCTTGGTCGTCCACCGGGAAGTGCGTGAGCTCCAGCTGGATCTCGCCAGTTACTGACCGGCCGACACGATCCACTTCATACAGGTAGTCATGCACCGTGGCGTCACCAACCGAAGCGGTGCGGTTCAGACGCAGCCGCACAATGTCGCCAGGTGCAAGGCTTGCATTGAACGCCCCAGGCCTGAGGCTGCATACCATCCGGTGATCGATGTACCGGCGCCTAGCAAGGATGTATGCCCCCACCTTCAGCGCATGGGGTTCAGTCGTGCAGAACGCAGAAAGGTCGTGCTGCTCAAATGGCCCATCCACAGCGCTTTGCCCGTAGCGCACCTCTGCTGTACGTGCCAACCCCAGGCCATCATCAGGTTGCTGTCGCCATACAACCCGTACACAGAATGGCTGCCGCTCTACTCTGCTGCTGTAGCTGATCTCCAAGCTCTCAGGCAGTACATGATCTTCGGTGAAGGTGAAGATCCACGGCACCGCAGAGGTGCTAATGGTGCCGTCTGTGTTCTGCGGTAGCAGTGGCCGCAGGCCGCGCTTACCTCCACGTCTGGATTCACGCAGCAGGAAATAGCCAAGATTCTCGGCATACCAGTCCGCCAGATTGGATGGCTCTTTGATCTCAATGTTGCACCACAGCCCATTGGCATCAGTGAACTCTGCTGCATTGAGCAATGCGTTCTGATCAATCAACTCCTCTGGCACCCGGGATGTTCTGCGTAGCAGCCACAGCACCAGGTCGGCAATGTTGTTGCTAGGCCCTTCTGTACCTTCAATCAGCCGGTCAACATGCATCCCCCCGCGGACAAAGGCATGCACCTGCTGATCCCATTGCGTGAACGGATGGGGGATGGTGTTGGTAAAGCTGGCGGTCGTGACACCTTGATACCCACCAGTACCGCTGCCGCAGTAAAGCGGGCAGTTGGGGATGGCATCTTCAAACCCGGTCTGCGCAACAATGAAATTGCCTGGCGCCCAGTTGCCTGCCCTGCGGTTGTACGCCTGCGTGAAGGTGCCAACCCTGCAGCTCTGCTGGAATACATCCCGCACCTGCAGCCCATCGATCTCGCCCTCGCACAGCAGCAGGTGATACCTCACCGTCACGTCGTTGCTGCTGTTGTTGGTGTACCTGGCTTCTGTCGCCGCTGGGCTGATCAGCACACCACCGGCATTGTTGATCCGCCGGCCAAAGACAATCGGTACAGGGTCGCCAATTCGCGCTGCACGCTGCGGTGTTTCCAGCGGGTCACCACCACTCTTGGCACTGGCCTGGGAGTTTGGCGTGCTGATCTGACTGCTTGAACTGGTGGGGCTGCCAGTCAGGCCAATCGTTTCAACGCGAATCGAGATCTCTGTCATAGCTGGCACGGAGTCCCGATCAACTGGGAGGTCATTGTGCGAGGAGGAACCTGAATGCCAATCGGTGCCAGCGTTGATCCCAGTTCTATTTCTAGCCAGGTCAGGCGACCCTTCACCCCAATCACCTCCCCTACATACGACGCAATCAACTGCTGCTGCTCTTGGGGGGCGTCATTGCCTTGCTGTGGGTCAAACTCGTACTGGTCAACCTGGATCAGGTAGCCAAAGCGCAGTGCGGTGCGGATGGCAGGCAGTGTGACACTGGTGGATGGAACACCAACCGTCAAGCTGCCTTCAGCACTTACATCACCAGCAATGATGCCGTCAATACTGAATGGCTGAAAGCTCCACTGCTTACCATCCCATGTCACTGTCTGGTTGACGTAATAGCTTTGCCACAGCTGATAGTCGGTAGCCCCTGAGTAGATCCGCAGGTACTGCGAGACTGCAGTGATAGCCATCACGCCACCCCAATCGCTCGCCGGCCTGCAGGTGTCCGCAGCGTGGCATAGATCTGCGTGGCGGTCTGCTTCACAGCAGACTCCAGATCGCCAAGCGTGACGTACCGCTCACCCTGCTGCTCCATTACAGGGCCAGTGCTGATGTTGATCATCGGTACCGCTCCGCCACTGGTGGTTTGCCCGCTGTTGGCAGTTGTCGGGATCACCGCTGCACCACGGGCACCAGCTAGGTACCGGCTCGAGGCAGCGGCCATCTTGCTCTCCGGCACGATGTACTCCCGCTCGCCACCTTCACCCACCATTGCCAGCGTGGGGCGCTGCACAACGCCACCCACTGCAAAGCTGGGAATCGTTACCAGCGGGATGGGTGGAATAGCACTGAGCTTGACCGTAGCCCGCAAGCTGTTGACACCTGCAATCAACTTGTTGATCATGCCAATCACGCCATTGATGATCCCACCAATGCCATTGACAACACCCTGAAATGCACCGCGCACGCTGGCTGCAATCGACTCGTAAGCGCGGCTCAGTGCCTCAGCACCCCTGGTGACGATATCGCTCATCCATTCCTGCAAGCCCTGCCATACACTCTTGATTGGTTCAGCCACGTTGGACTGGAAGAAGCTGCTGATCCCCTGCCATGCTGTCTGCACCAGGCTTGCAATCTGACTAGCAGTAGAGCCGACAAAGGCAATAGCAGCATTCCATCCTGTCTTGATTGGCTCCACGACATACCGCGTGAACAGGCTGGAGAGTGCATCCCAAGCCTGTTGCACCACGCCAGGTAGCTGCCGACCCAAGACAACAAACGGCTCGATCAGCACCTGATACGCCAGGCTTGTCCACCAGGTAAACCACCCAGATACAAAGGACTTGACCGCATCAAAGGCGGTCACAAACAGCTGGCGGATTCCATTGAGCGCATCGGTGATTGGACCTAGGAAGTTCTGCCTGAACCCGGTAGCGACCCAATCAAAGAAGCCACTTACGGTGCCCTTGACAGCATCCCAGGCGCTCTTTGCTGCATCCACCAGTGCTGTGCCGATTGTGATCCATGGCTGGACGTAAGCCTTGAAGATGAATCCTGCAAACCATGAGAAGAAGCCAGTGATCACGGCCTTCACGCCATTCCACACTGTGACGGCAGCCTCTTTCGCTCCTTCCCACAAGCCAATCCAGAACTCACGGATCGGTGCGCCCCATTCCCATAGCCACTTCACAAACTTCATCAGTGGCTCTCTAAAGGCAATGGCCATCGCCACCACGGCGGCCACAGCGAGCACGGTCCAGCCGACAGGGCCAGAGAAGAATGCCAGCAGACCTGGGATAAGCGTGCTGCCAACCCATGTCAGCAGGCCACCCAGAACCGCCTTCACTGCCACCACGGCAGGCCCCACTGCACCCAGCCAGCCAGCAATCACAGCGCCGATCTTCAAGCTGCCAAGCAACATCAACGCATTGCCGATACCTGTGATCACTGATGCAATCGGCCCGGCTGCTAATACCAATGCACCAAGCGCTACAACCGTTGTCTGAATTGGTTCAGGCAATCCAACAAACACCTTCACAAGCTCGGTCAACCCCTTTACAAATGGCGTGAGAATGGGCAGCAGATTTTCACCCAGCTCACTTCGCAAGTCTTGGAGCGCTTTTTGAAACTCCTGCATCGGAGTTGGTGGTGGCGGCACAATCTTGTTCAACTCTGCAGCGGCGCGGATCATTACCTCAGTGGTGATCTTGCCCTCGCTACCGAGTTTCTTGATCTCCGATGCCGACACCCCCATCACCTTGGCAACGGCCTGGCCCACCGCTGGCATCCGCTCCATGATTGAACGCAGCTCATCGCCTTGGAGCTTGCCGGAACCCAGAGCTTGGCTCAGCTGCAGCAGCACCTCGCTGGTGTCATAAGTGGACAACCCCACCTGCTTCGCTGCTTTGTTCACCCCGAAGAACACCGTCTCGATGTCCTTCAGGCTCACGCCCATTGGCCGCAACCTGCCGTAGAGATTGGTCACGGCGTTCTGGGCTTCGACATTGCCCAGAGCAAACTGCTGCGCCGCTCTTGCGGCCACATCTGTTACCGCATCCACTTCGCCATAGCTCTTGGCCAAGGCGTTGATCCGCACAGATGCCGCTTGAGCTTCAATGCCTGCATTCAGTAGATCACGGCCGATTGCAGCTACGCCAATGGTGGCCGCAATATCTGCCACGCCGCGCAGGGCACCTTTCATCTGCCCGAATGGCGAGAGCGTTGCCCCAGCTTTCTGGCCAATGCCAGACAGCTCTGCACCAAGCCTCTGCAGTGCATTGTCACCCTCAACCTTGGCAACAATGCGCAGAACAGCATCCATATTGAGTGCCATCAGTTCCTCCTGCCTGCCGGCTTACTATCAACCTTGGCAGCTTTGGCAGCCTGCTCGTTGATCAATTCCTTGGCCCGGCCTTCCATGATTTGCAGATCCTCGAGTACCTGGCGCCTGTTATCCACAGCGTAAAGATCCATCAGCTGTAGCACCACGCCATAGTCCAGACCCATCACGCCACTGCTCATCGTGCGCCATTGGGTTTCGCATCGCAGAAACATGAGCACCGCATCCTCATGCTCCTGCCAAACCTCATACTCAGTCGGCTGCAGCATCCGATTAGGCAGTGCTGACGCATCGGCGCCATACGCTGCCAGGTCAGCCAGCAACTCATCATTTACGCCGCCGTCACCGTGAAACCAGTGATCAACGGCGCCTGTTAGTTTTTTCTCTTTGCCACCTCAAGGCTGCTGAACCAACCCAGAACGATCTGGGCAGCAACCATCGGAATCTCCAGCACCTGCTCCAGGGCTGCTTCACTGAAGGGAATCTCCTCGCCGGAGTCATCCTGTACGCCAGACCATCCCACCAGGATCTCCTTGGCTGCATCCTTCATCAGAAGGATTTGATCAGGGTCAATGTCCACACGCTCTTGCATCTTGAGTTGGGCTGCCAGCTCTTCTGTCCTTGACTGTGGCAACCTTTTGAACTCAGCATCAAATGTGTGCTTCTCTTTCTTGCCGCCATCCACAGGTAGAAGGATGGTCACCGGCCACTTGTAGGTAGCTGACTGCTTCAGGACAAATGCCATCTGTTGTCAGGGGTAAGGAGGGAAGATGCTGATCAGGTCAGCGTGATGGTCATCTCGTCGTTGCCGGCCGAGGTTGGAATCGGCATGAACGGCAGATTCAGCATCATCACGCCATCCGAGTCTGCGTAGCTGGGTGAATCCAGATTGCAGGTGGGGGCGTTGAAGGTGACGATGTTGCCGGCGGTCTGCCCGTGCTGCCAGGTGATCGCCCCCAGCGTCTGGGCCGACACGGCAGCAAAGAAGTCCTTCTGCCCAGCACTCGAGCCCACGATGGGCGCCTCGATGCTGATCTCCCCGGAAGGTGCCCGCTCGGTAATGAGCACCTGCTGGGTGCAGCCAGCCAGCTGACGGAAAGGCGTCTCGTTGCCCAGATCCAGGCTGAAGCTCTCCAGACAAGCCGAGAAGCTGAATGCCGACACCGCCGTGGTGTTGACGCTGTTCACCACCACCGGATCAGCCTGGTTGTCGAAGGTGGGCGTTGCAGCCGATGCAGCGGTGACGGCGTTGTAGATCCCCATCATCTGAAAGCTGATCTTTGGGATCTCACCAGCGTTCAGGTTAAACGTGGCCGTACCGCGGCAGCCTGTCACCAGGTGCTTGTTGCCGTCAGCGTTGAAGTCCAGCGTGACGCTGGAGAAGGTGCCGCTCACCGGCGTGTAGACCACGTTCACGCCAGCGCTGCCGCCTTGGGCAAAGCCACAGGCCAGCAGGATGCGGCCCCACTTCGGCGCGGTACCAGCCACGCCAGAGCCGGCCAGCTCCACGTCAAAGTTGACTTGGGCCATGCGCTGCCCCACCACCTTCTCGGAGTTGCCCAGATAAGGAGTGATCAGCTCACGATCCAGCAGTTCAATCTCGAGGGGCGACACCTCAAGGTTGGATACCAGCAGGGCATCAGCACCCTGCGGTGCTGCGCTGGTGCCATAGGTTTCTTCAGTTTTCGCCAGCAGCAGGCGCTTCCGCGTAAGCAGTGCCATCGTCGTTGGTGGTTACGGTTTCCGGCTCAGATGCCGCTGGCGGTGCAGGCTGCGTTTGGCTTTGAAGCACCCACTCACCCGTTGCAGGGTCGATCAGATAGATGCCACCTTCTGATGGCATCTTGGCCGGCGTGGGAGTTTTCTTGGCCATCAGCTTCTGCTCGCCTCCGTCAACCTATGGACAGCGCTCAGCTGCCCAGATCGGTAACACCCGTGCGGTAGCGGACGGTATAGGTGCAGACGATCCACGCTGCGGACAGGTCGCCCTTATCGAACTGCGGATCAACCGCCTGCGGCCAGATATCCATTGCCAGCCCACCCAGGCTGCGATCTGCTAGCAGTTTGCTGTGCAGGCTTTCAATGGTGGCATCTGCCGACTGATCAGGGATGGTGCCGCGGGCATATACCGCCACCACCAGCGTGAACGTCCAGTCAATCTTGCAGGTGCTGACCGGCTCCGGTGCTGCCGTGTCGTTGCCCGGCTCGATGACGATGGCGGGCGCCTCGTTACGGGCGAAGGCCTCCTGCCGTGAGCGGTAGATCCTGGTGCTCACGCCTGTGGTGCCCGCCAGCGTAGTTGCTACCGCGGCGAGGATCTGTTCTCGTTTGGTGGCCATGCCTGCAGTCTGTGGAGGTCATGGCACATGCGCCCATAGCCGGCGATGCACAATCCGGCTGACGTGACCCTTGGTGATGCCGTACTGCTGCGCCAGCGTGGCGCGAGGTGTACCAGCAGCAGCTTGCGCCCTGAGCCGTTGCACGTCCTTCACCGTCAGCACGGCATTGGCATTGCGCTCCCCTGGTGCTCGAGGCTTAGGTTTGCGCTTGGCACCAGGTAGCGGCCCACAGCGATGCCGGCCGTGCAGATAGGTCTCGAGGGTGCGGGTGGTCTTGCCGCAGGTTTCACACCGCCTCCAGCGGTGGTGACCATCAGGGTGCAGCTCGGTGCAGACAACGCTGGTGCGACCGTTGCAGAAGGCGCAGGGAAGCATCGGTACAGAAGCAGAGCCGTGGCTACTGCGTGACCTCCACCCGCAGCCGATCCACCGGCACACCGGGCAGCACGCCACCCTTTACATCGGCGTAGCGGTACACCTTGCCCTGCAGGTCGATCACGTCCTCTCGCCCAAAGTTCCTGATCACCACCCGTTGCAGGTGGTTGAGGGGGTGGCAGGGGAAGCCGTGCTTCTCGGAGCACTTGGCCACGTCGATGCGGTTGGTGAACGTGAAGCGATCCGGCGCGGTGTCTGCCTTGAAGTCCACGATGCCGCCGGATTGCTTGCTGATGATGTGCCCCTGCGGGCCAAACTCCAGGGTGTCGGGGCCTTTGCTGCCGTCGAAGCGCCAGCGGGTGAAGATGCCCCGGTCCAGGTAGAACCCGGTCACGGCCTTGCGTGGGTCGCGCTCACGCTTGGCCGGTGATGCGGTCTTCATGCGCAGGCCGGTCAGATGCGCGGCAGGCTCAGCGGTTTGGATCTGGAGTACAAGGGAGGCGGCATCACGCACCACGCGGGCAGAGGTGCCGGTGGTGTTGATGGCGTCCCAGTTGGTGGTGGCCTGCAGCAGGGCCAGGACAGCGGCGGCGATCATGTCAGCTCCAGGGGAGGCCAGTGGCTTTGCTGGGGGCGGCCTGCTCAGCGATCTGCGCCTCCAGTGCCGCCTCAATTTCGGCCACCTTCTCGGCGCCGAACTGGTCTTTGACCCAGCCGATCACCATGTCTTTGGTCAGATCCGCGAAGGGGATCATCTCGCCCTCAGGGCGCTGGAGGCCGACGCTGCCGTAGGCCGAGGAGCGGTAGGTGCCGTCAAAACCAGCCACGGTGTAGTGGACCGTGTAGACGTAACCGTCTGCGGTTTCGCGCTCCAGGTTGGCAATATCCCAGGTGATGGTCGTTGCCATAGTGTGTAAGGGTAGAGCAGAAGGTGTCGTCTTAGCCTAATGCGCCAGCGTGGATAAAACCAAGCCGGTGATGATGTCTTGGCGTGGGGTGTTCCAGAGTTCCTGCAGCCTGCGGATGTCGGCGGGTCGGTACTGCACGGGCCAGGCATCGGTGCGGTTGTAGCTCATCACCGTGTCGTCGGTGGTGTAGTTCGGATCGAAGCCGCCGGTGCCGGGGTGACTCAGCCCGAGGGCATGACCCAGTTCGTGGATGGCGATGAAGCGGTTGAGCCGCGACGGTGAGGGATAGGCACCAAGGATCACGTCATGGGAGGTGGTGCCGGGCTGGAGGATGCCAGCGACGTAGCTGCCGGGTTTGGTATGGAGGCCGGTGGGGCGGATGTTGTTGCGCACCACATGCAGGCGGATGTCGGCCTTGGGGCTGTTGGGCTTAAGCCAGCGGAAGTAGATGTCCAGCAGTGGATCGAGCAGCCGGGTTTGGCGCTCCATGTAGGTGCGGGCGTAGCGGGTGGGCGGCTTGGGGCGGTAGCCGAGGGGTTCCTCGTAGCTGCCGGGGATTGGGCCTTGCCGCCACCAGCTCAGCCGGATGGTGTCACCAGCCTCAAAGGGCTGGGTGAACTCTGGGATGTCGCGGAACATGGGTCATGTTGCAATGAGGCCGAGATCACGGAGGCGAGAGAGGAGGGCATTGAGTTGGGTAATGACGGACGCGGCGTCAGTGGCATCAGCGACTGCCGTAGGTTGCACGACGGGGGTTTTATTGAAGAAGCCCAGCTTCTGCGTGGTAGCAGTGCCGATCTTGGTGCCGGTGGTGGTGCCGACTGTGATATCGCCTGCATCGGCAATGTGGAACAAAGAGCTGGGGCTGCTGACTCCTAGACCCACCCTGCCGGAGCTGTCGATGCGCAGGCGTTCAGACCATGTTGTGCTATTGCTTCTGTTGCCTAAGGCAACACCACCGTTATCAAGTCCAAGTATTTTTGCCCCATACCCACTCTCAAAAGTGGATGCCTTAAACTCAAATCCTCCGGCATCGGTTAGCCCAGTTCTTCCTTGTTCATTAAGCACAAGGGTGCCCTGCGCTGTCGCATAGGCACCGTCTGCTCCTGGGCTTTCGCCAGTTAAAGTAACTCGCCTCAACCCATAATTCTGCCCGGCTCCAACATTTCCATTTGCATCCACAAATAACCTTCCGGCGCCGCCCGTGGTGATTGCCACCTGATCAGCGCCGGGGCTGTAAATGCCGGTGTTGTCGTCGCCCGTGAAGTACAGGCTCGGACCTGTGGCCGATCCAGCAGGAATGCCAGCTGTACCCGTAAAAACTGGCGAAGCCGTTGGCGCCTTGGCCGCCATATCCGCATCGATATCATCCAGCGCTGTCCGCAACCTCCCAACATCATCTGCCAGCGTGTTGGCAATGTTTGGCTTGGGGTAGTTCTGCGTACTGGTCCGGTCGTCGATGGGCACCTGTCTACCTTGCGCCTAGTCTTCCCAGTCTAAAAAATCAAAACGAATCTCCTTCTTGCTGCGGGCGTGAAGACCATCTCAGCGTCAACACCATTCACGACGTAACTGCCAACCAAGCCATCGAGCACCACGTCACGCTGCAGCGTGGCGTCAACGCCATTCACCGCAAAGCTGCCAGTGATGCCAGCCAGGTACCGCTGATTGTTGAACCCAGCGCTTTGGCCGCTGACGGTGAAGGCGGCAGGATCCGTGACCAGCAGCCGTGCAGCCAGCAGCGTTGCCGCTTGGCCATTGCTGGTAAACGCTCCAGCGCCAGCATCAATCGCTCGGCCATAGAGCAGCCCTGCCGCCTGGCCGCCAAGCGTGAAGGCACCAACATCGGCACCAAGCACCGAGCTACTGGCTGGCGCATACGCAAACGTGGCGTCTTGGCCTGTGACACTGAACGCACCAGCCTCGGCATCAACTGCTGCGGTACGCAGTAGCTGTGCTGTCTGCCCATTGACTGTGAACGGCCCAGCGCCACAGACCAGATAGAGCTCACTATTGAATCCAGCGCTTTGGCCCGAGAGCGTGAATGCACCAGCCTCAGCAGTGGTGACATAGCCCCGAACAAACGTGGCTTCCTGACCGGTAAATGTGAATGCCCCAGCGGCACCACTGACCTGCAGATCACGGAGCAGACCAGCAGCAACGCCCGAATGCGTAAATGCACCTGCTTCAGCACTTAGCTGATGGCCACGCAGCAGATCCGCGCCTTGGCCGCTCAACGCATAGGCACCGGCATCCCCTGCCAGCTGGCGGCCATGCAGC